TTTCTCGGCGTGAGACAGCCTTGCCCAGCTTCTCTTGCAAGCCTTTAAAGACTTTTTTAAGGTCTGTTTCAGCGGTCATTTTCAACCATTTCTATGATTTTCTTAAGGTCTGCGCGTTTGATCCCGAGAAACCGCCGCGCCCTCTTAGGGTCTGGATCGCCACCGTAGCTGCCGAGAATGTTACCCTCAGCGCGGTCGGCTTCCTCGGTGCCGCTGGGAATTCCTATGATGATTTCCCCTGGCTTATCCTTCAGAAGGGAAATCGACGCCAGCATGTCGCCGGATAATTGAAGGTCGACCTTGCCCGGTGACTTACCCGCGTTCTTAAAGTCAAGGCTTTCGATATAAGATTTGGAATATTTTGGAAACCGCTTGCCGTCGATATCCTTCCCGCCCATGGTGCGATCCACCATAAACTCTATTGCAAGGTCGGCTACTGCCTCACGTTGCGCTTTCGTCAGCGTCTTCGGCAGGGTCAGCGGGATTTCCGTCACCTTCGGCATTGTCTATTACCCCTCTTTCGGCGTCGATCTCAGCGATTAACTCATCTATCTCCATATCGCCCATTTCCGGATTCAGCTTCATAAGGGCGCGCCGCCTAGAGATAAATCCCGCCGCGTACTCCTCTTTTAAGTCTCGTGCGGTCTGGCCGCGCGATTGTTGCGGTAACTGAATTGCAAACTTCGTCGCTACGGTCGCGGTCGGCGTCCAGCGTGCCGGGTTGTCTATCATGCCGGTTTCAGACCAATACGGGTGCATCGCATTAAGAGTCAAATCCCATAACTCGACCTCGGCCTTTTGGAATACGGTCGTTTGCTTTTGCCGCGCCTCATAGGTGTCCATTTCGTCTATCAGCTTTGAGATACCGGAGGCGAAATTCTCAGCCGAAAGATCGCCAAGAGCGCCAGCCCGAATCCCTTGTGTCGAAAGCCAAATTGTAAGCTGCGACTGAATGAGACCTAGAACTTGCTGGTAATCAACTTGCGGTTTGATGGTACCGATCTCAGGCTTTTTGTCCGAGGTCGGATCTGACTTTAAAGACCAGAAAGCGTTAGGCGCAAACTTAATATTTTCGTCGTTTACGTCGATCCCGTAAATGATCGAAAAGCATTGGAACATGGCCGAGAGATTCAGGTCAGAAGTCATGAGCGGTAACAGCTTTGTCATTCTCACAATGTCGGTATCTTGCTGCGGGTAAAGGCAATCGTCCGATTTGTTGATATAGACGAAAGGCAAGCGGCCCACAGGATTCACGCCTTCGACGTTGTTAAACTCCGCCATGATATCCAGGCGCATCTTGCCTTCGCTGTCTATGACCATAAAGCTGTAGGCGTCCCAGACCCAATAAATATCAACGTCCCCGCGCTTGCCGCCGTAGACGATTACGCCTGTAGGCTTTTCCGGCTCAATAGGGTCGAAAGAATAGACGACAAAGCGGTCATTCTTTATCACGCGAAGTCGCGGCATCCCTTGCGCCACATATGGGTAAATGAGCGAGGTCTTTGTCAGGTTAAATAGCTCATTGGCTTTGTTCATTTTGTCGTTCGCTGAGTAGCTTTTAACGTACCAGTCAAGTAATTCCTTATCGGTCAGCGATCCGTCGACCACCTGCCGCGTCACGGCTGTCTGATAAATGTTAGTCAGCTTGTCGATAATTTTTGGCAGGATATTGATCGGCGCGAGCCGGAACATTTGCTGCTCGAACACTTGCGGTGAGAGACTTTTCTTCAGGTCGGCAATTACGTAATCGGCCAGGTTGCCACCGAAGATGTCAAGTAGCACCTGGTTGTGGACGAGGTAGGGCTTCCGATCATTGACTAAATCTAAAGCCTGTTGCGCGGTAATCATAAAATGGTTGTCCTTTGTTCGGGTCTTGTCGCCTGGGTCGACACCATGACTAGGGCATATCCGAGGCTAGTGGTACAGTGCTGATAGGACTTAGAATCATCTTCCACTATATTCGCACCCTTTTTCATTTTTACAAGCCTCAACCCTTCATCGACGGTCTTGGCTTTTTCGTAAACCCATAGCCTTGTCTGGCCCGCAGCGTTGCGGCAGTAGGCGTTAACGCGATTATGCCTTGTGCGGATCGGCGGATTAGCCGGTGGCACCATGTATTGATATTTGAGGCCGCGATGGTCGAAGTCGCCACGGATAATATCATAATCAGACTTGACTGATCTCGTGTCCCGATTCTTACCCGCTGCGTCGCCGCAAATCATGAATTCCCACTCCGGCCTGAAGTAGCCGCGTGCTGCGGCCTCATCCAGCGTGTCGGCGGTGCGCGCGCCGTGGACGATTACCTCATCGAATACGTGCAACTCATCTGCGATGTATTGCATAAGCACGAGCGACATTGGCTTGCCTTCACCTATGTTGAAATCCCATGAGAAGATTACCGGGTATGCCGGGTCAACTTTGTAGTCGTAACGACGGAATTGTTCGCTGGTGCGGTACTCGTAATAGACAACCTCGCCAGCAATTTCGATCCAAAGTCCGTCAAGATAGCGCTCGGCCTCTTTCGGTGACAAATCTTGCCTAAGCTGCCTGATATAGGCCGGGTCAAGGAAAGGGTTTTGCTCGGTCTTCGAGTAGAAGACTTTCCTTGTGCTGAATTTTTCTTGCCCCTCAATGAAATATTTGTAGGCCCAATGTCCGGGACTCGATGGATTTGTGGCGCCAATGAAAAGATTTTTCTTGACATGCGGCAGTCGCCGAAGGCGCGCTTTTAATGCCTTGAAAGCCTGAAAATTTAACTCATTCGGCGCGTTCTCATCCTCTGAAATTTCTTCTATCACCAGCATAGAAAGGTTGAGGGAGCGGAATTTACCGAATAGCTGATCTGCCCACGACACCGCTATGATCTCTGAGCCGTTGCGCCAAGTGATAGTCATTGACGAGCGATTGATATTGTAGTGATAGCCTTCGATGAAATCTTCGGCCAGGTGCTCTATCACTTCACGCCATATTGTACGCTTAAGGTCTGGCATTCCCATACGACCGACCGCGACGCGCGCGCGTTTATTTTCCAGACAATGCCTGACAATCAGGTGCGCGATAAGAATTGATTTCGCGCTGCCGAATGACCCGGACAACATAACTTCAGGGTTGCCCTGGCTGTAGTCAAACGCTTCGAGGTAGTCGATAACTTCGCGCTGAAACGGGATTACGTTTGGCGAGAACCCGCAGAATGTCGGTCTACTATTTAGAATAGTTGAGGGTGAAATCATTCTTTTCGTCACCCTCTTCAGGCGCAAGGTCGCGCGCCTCGGCCCAGCGTTGCCTGGTCTTTAACCAAAAAATGGTCATTGCCGGAATCTTTCCGCTCACTGCCATCGCGTAAGCGGTACGCATGACTTGCCCGGCGGCGTTCTCTCGACCCTTTGATATGGCCGCTGAAATTGAAGGGTCGCGCTCTATCATTCTGTCTAAAGTTGCAGGGTCAATACCCATGATATGAGCGATTTGATTTAAGTTGCAACCGATCCCGGCGAGTTTCCCGGCCTGTTCTTTTTGCTTCTCGTCCCAGGTAATCGCGCCAGATCCTTTTGGGCGGCCTGCTTTGCGTTTTGGTTTTTGTTCGCTCATGGGTCGGCTATCGCCTCATTTTCAGAAGACTTTAATTGGAGCGCCGGGGTCGGAGTTGCACCGCCCTCTCCCGCCTGGTGAGCAGGCACATCGTTCGCTATGCTTCCGGCGCGCTTTGGATATGGTTTGGAAAGTTTGGATACTTTATATCTCATTTCCTCATCTAGTGGCATTAGGTATTTGTGTTTATCTGATGGTGCTGTCTTCCTTAATTTCTTTATATCTATGCCAGGATATGAAGTCCTAAGCGCCTTCATATGCCATGATTTCCCCTTAAATATAATTGATGCGACACCCTTTGAAACACCTTCATATATCCAATTTGTTGCCTGATATATCCCGCCATGATGACCTTGGCCCGTATCGGCATAACTTACTATTAACCTAATCCCTGGATTCCTTTTTTTTAAAAATTTTATTGCTATACTCAAGTATTTAGATACCGGATACATATGAGAATTTTTTAATGCAACTCTAGTTAATTCACATACTTCATAAATTGTTAAACCATATGGCTTCCCAATCGAAGGGTTCGCCCCATGACCAAAAATTATTGCCCCGACATATTCCTCATTTTCCCAAATACCGATCGCAACTCTTTTCTGCATTGAACTTGGAATACATTTAGAATAATGCCAATTTTCACAGGCATATTTCGCAGCTTCATAACTGCACCAATCAATTCGTAAATTCATGATTACATGCCGGGCAAATTACTTTAGCTTTCTCATCTAATTTACCTTGGTCTTCTTCTGTAGCTGGTTTAAAATCAGGCATCTCCCAATCACCCGTATCAAAACCAATCTCCAAAAGGTCTAACCCGTCTTCTCTCAGACTTTGCAGCGTCGAGCCGAGTGCGTCCATGTCCCACTCTGCTAATTCAGCGGTGCGGTTTAAAGCCTGAGACAGTGCCTTCGCTTTACTATCACTTAAATCAACATAGTTTACCGGCACCGTTTCATGTCCGAGCTTTTTTAAAACTTCAAGCCTACCATTACCGCCAATAACTAAATTTGTCCCGCGTTGAACCACTAGCGGCTCGACAACACCGAAAAGGTTAACTGAACCCTTTATAGCCTTAAGATTTTTTTCCCCATGCAGCCGGGTATTGTGCGGATCGGGCACAAGTAACCCAATAGGAACCATCTCAACTTGCATTGGCACTCCTCAAATCTATTCTAACCGCGCCGCCTTTTGGGTCTGAATAATCCCATGCCGCATGGCAAGGTCGGCACAACCACCTAACTCTAAGTTTTTCAACGTAATTATAATGTGCTGCCTGAATAGGGCGATTCGATACACCGCAATTTTCACAGCATGTCGGCTTTTCAATCTGCCTGCGCTTAACTGCCGCCCTTATCGCATAGCCTGCGTTTGCCGCTGCTTTTGTCGGCTTAAAGATAATATTAACACCCGTAGTTTGGTCGGCTATCTTACAGTTACGAGAACAATATTTTCCTGTTGAATTACTAAAGGGCCTATCATTTGCGGTAAAATCACCTTGGCAATTAGCACAACTACGAGTTGATTTTTCATATTTTCTCTTAAAGTCGCTGGCACAAAGATGTGAACAGAATCTTTGCTTTCCGTCTAAATGACGGTATTGCCAAAATTCATTACCGCATTTCAAACAAGGATGGAATTTACCCGTTTTAACTCTTATTGCTTTTTGGCCAGAAATTCTCGCTGTGCAACTTTTACAATTTTCAGATTTTGAATCCGCCCGTACCCACCTATCGGTACGACAAACAGAGCAAGTTGCTAGCCGCTGTTTATTTTTGCCGGTGCCTCTAAATTTATCGCCATGCTTTCTGACATTCGCCGGATCGGGCAACAAGCTGCCAATGGGCACTGATTCTATAAGCATTGCCTTTTCTCCGGTCGTTCATTTTGCAATACGGCTGGCGCTATAGGTTTCTCGGCCACAAGAGGCGCGAGCATTAGGAGGGTGAGTACGGAAAGAATAGAATTGAAAAGCGTAAAGCACAGAATTGCGATCTCAATCATCCCGTTTACCCTCAGGGCCGGTGCGCCAATTTACAAAATTGGTTTGTT